GCAATTCTTTAAAAGCATCAAGTATATTTTTCGATCCATCGGTACCATACGAAACTTTATAATTTCCGTTTTTGCCGCTAAAAGCATTGTCCATCATTTCGGTGTATTCGTTTAAAACTTCATCGGTTATCATCTTTCTTATCCCCTTTCGCCGCTACACATAATGCGGTCGCTGTTAATCCAATAAAGCCGCCAGCCAATAAACTAGCCACAATCGCCACTATGAGTTGTGTTAAGCTATACATTTGTGCCACCATCCAATCCAACTTTATTTTTGTAATAAACTATAGCCGCACGTCCGCACTCGTTTGTGTATATTACGCCTTTTCTACCTTCATGCCGCTGGCACACGCGTCCTTCGTATGGACTTCTAGTCGGATCTTCGTTGATGCATGCAAAGCAAAACTGGTAAGAATTATCCGGTATATTTTCAGCTGCCATTAGTTTTAAAGCCGCCTCATATTTTGGCTGGTCTTCTAGTGCCTTTATCGCTTCGCCAAGTGCATTTATTTCATCAATTTCTATTGATTTTATTTTCCCATCAGCTATTTTTCTATGCCAATCGTTCAGTCTTTCGACAGTTGTCATTCTATGCATTCAAATCAACCTTCATCGTGCCATAAAGCACATTTTTAAACGCAACACCAGCTTGTTTACGCTGCTTCTTTTCGCGGTGTTCGCGTTTGTGGCGATCAAATCTAAGATAGCTTTTTCCTGTGTTTGTGATAGGTGATACGTTTCCCATATCAGTTCGCCCCTTTTCGTTAAATAATTTGCTTCTTATCGAAAAATTTTAAATTGTCATCCCATCCGATAATTTTGTTATTTTCTATATAAACAAATTCAGCTATTTGACCATCCATTTCAATTAACGGTACGGCTTCGGCTTCTCCGGTTTCTTCGTTGTATTTCTTAAACCAAAATTCAACGTTATCATCAACGCTTGTATTTTTGAAAATAAAATATGGATGTTTTTCTTCATCAAGGCTTAATATGTCATCTGCTATTTTGTTAAATCTATTAATAACCGGCTGTGATCCCATATTATCCAAGTAATTAACATTTAGCTTAAGAAACTTCTTAACGCAACCAGCGACAAAATCTTTATCTTTTGTAAAAAATATTTGCTGCATTGACATTTCCCATGCGATACGGTCGACTTGTTCAGTGCAATTGTTTATTTTATTATTAATTTTGCTTGAAAACGATTTATCAAACATATCTCTTGTTAAAAAATTATTAGGTTCTCCATCTGGCATTGGCATATACTTTTTGCATAATACATCACATATGACTATTGTAAATAACCATGAGTTTCTGTATTCCTTTAATTCTTCACCATTAAAATTCTTATCCATTACCCATAAACTGCTATAACTCATATCAGTTCGCCCCCATATCGTAAGTTTTCTGCACATATTCCTGCAAGGTCACCACTGGTACTTCAATCTTTTCAACTGCCACCGGATAAATTATCATGTCAGCGTATTTCTTCTCAGCCATTTCGCGCGGCATTGTTTGGTATCCTCCATTCGGAACAGCCAGTACGACGGTTGGGTGTCCTAGTTCGGTGCGGTCTCTAGCCGACTTAATCCAGTTGTTACGGATTTCTAAATCAGTCACGGCTCACAACTCCTTTTATCGGATCACACCATTGCAGCATATCCTCACAAATTTCGATTGGTTCCGTTTCATGGCGCACCATTCGCGTAAACAGCTGAAATTCATCACAGCCGCTGGTCTTAATACTGGTAACTCCTTTTAATTTGCAGCGTGTCGATAAGCATGTTTTTCCGCCACGTGTGAAGTAACCTATTTCCTTAAGGTAGTAGCAGGACGTGCATTGGTTATTCTGTCTGCGCCACTCGTCGTTATTCTGATCCATCTATGATAGCCTTCTTTCTCATTCTCCAATTATATAAAATTTTAATTTGACAATTAGCTAACGCCACGGACCTTTGAGCCATCGGCTTACTAATTTTGTCGTTTAAAAACATCGTTAAAGCTTTTTCTCTAATCTCTTGCCAACGCAAAACCCATGAATAATATTCAAGATTCGTCAATTAGTCCACCTACTTTCTTTTATACGTACTTTTCTTCTTCGGTTCGGGCTGCCCTGGCTGTGATACGATAGCACCAAATTGTGCTGCAGGTTCGCCCTGCTCGTCAGAATACCAATCCAAAGCAATCGTCTTATCATCCGTAAACGTCAATATGTCACCGTTAAACCGCATTGAAATAGCATGTGACTTGTCCGCATTACGAGCCTTTCTAATCTCAGCTAAAATATTCCACGGTGCAAAAGCGGGCTGGTCGTCCTTCTCAATCTCTTTAAGATTTAGCCACAAGTCAGCTTCCTGTTTCATTTGAGATGACTGCGCCAGCGTTTCACCATCAGTAAGCTGTGCTAACATAATTACCACCATGTTAAGCGACTGAGCCATTGTCTTTAGCCTCATGGCTGCCGATTTAAGAATCTTCCAATCGTCTTTTTTAGCAACATTCGAACAATCCATACGCCCGATATAATCTACGATACAAACCTCTATTCCATATTGCGACTTAGCCCGCCTTACCTCGGCTGTAACATTTGAAATTTGTAAATCTGGAATTGTAAGAGTGTGCACTTGACCGGATGATATTTGGCTAAGAATGTCATTTATTTGTTGCATTTCTTCATCCGTTGCGGTTCCGTTTCTTAACTTCTTATGAGACACTTTCGCCATGTACGAATCCCAGCGTAAAGCCATCTGAGAAGCACCCATTTCAGAATTAAGATAAAATATCGGTCTTTTCTGAACTATGCCTATTTCTTTAGCTATGTTCATTGCAAACGCTGACTTACCAACGCCAGTTTGTGCCGACAATATGATTAGATCACCCTTACTAAATCCACCGCTTATTTCGTTAAGCTTCTTAAACGAGGTATAAAGCATCTGTTTGTTACGCTTTTCTTCATTCCGCATATCGGTTGCAACGTTTAAACAATTGTCTGCTAATTGAATTGGTGAGGTATAAACTCTTTCAATTCCAGTAGAATCCAGTTCAGATAATGAGGTTTCAGTGCTTTGCAATATCTGTTCACTTTTGGCGTCATCATTTGCCAACTCTCGAATGTCATCCGATATTCTGAGAAGCTTACGTATTTTTGTCGTTTCATGCAGCCGATCTATTCGCGATTTAATACCGCCTGAGATTAGCTGTGTCGTTAGCATAATGTAAGACATACCAAAGTCTATTTTTTTAACTTCTTCGCGGTTCTCGGTCAACACGGACTGCACAGTGACCTTTCTATTAGCGTTGTACATATCGGTTATGATTAAGAATAGCTGTCTCAGGCTATCCTGCGTAAAATCTTCTGGCGTTACCTCTGAAATTATCTCGAGTAGGTATTTTTCCTTTTGAAGCATGGCGGCTATTAACTCTCTTTCACAATCTATATCGAATCCTGCTGCCACTAGTATTCCCCCATTTTACATTTTGTCTAGTTTTAACAAATCAATTAAATTTTTACCAACTTTTTCTTCAAGCTGTTTTTGCATGTGTTCTTCTAGTTTGCTTCTAATTTCAGAAGCTGCCTTATCAATGCGGCGTTCCATTTCATGCGTTATATTTTTCTGAATAACATACTCAAGTCGAGGATATTTAGCATCATAGTTACCAGACCTTCCACTACTATCAACCTTTTCAGTCATAAACTTGTCTAGCTTTTCCTTAACAAGGTCAATAATTGGAATTCCTTCTTTTACAACTTCTCCCCACTTGTCGTAAGTATTTATCTTACGTTCGAGAAAGCCATCAAGAATACCAGCCATTTTTTCATCTATCTGGTTATTTATTTTTTCTGCCGTATCAGTGTCTATTTTTTTAATCTTAGCTTCGGCTTCAGCTATAATATTTTTATCAATGTTTTTCGTGTAATAAGAAACAACACCACTTATAATTTCACTTCTAAGAATCTCGTCAAAACTTTCAGAACCTTCTTCGTCTCCAAGACAATCAAGATCAACTGTAATATTTATTTTTGCCATTTTTCATACACTCTCCTTTTATTTTATACGGTTGGTAAATATTTTTTACGTATTGCTTCATTTGACTGAAAAGATGGGGTACTTTCTTGATACCTATTGTCGTAGTTACCCTCCAATATTTTAGGAAAGTTAGATGCTTTCATTATCCAGTCAAAGCTTGCAGTCCAGTCTTTTGCTCTACCAGATAAAAAGTCACTATCTTCTACTCTCTGAAAGAATTCTATAAAAGATTCTTTATTATCACCTAGTTCTTTCCATCTTGACTTTACTATACGTTTTCTTGAATCAGTTAATTTTAAAATTTGAGGAAGAGATGTGCATAATTCGTTAAATTTATCAACGATGAATTTATAAGGTACTTCTTTACTTAAATTAACCTTACCTAACTTACCTTGCGTCCCCGTTTGGTTGTCACTTGGTTGCGGTATGGTTGCCACTTGGTTGTCACTTGGTATACCAATAACATACTCATTCCCTTGATTTAACTGCAAAAATTTCTTCTCTTCTAAGCAGTTTGTTTCTTTGTATCGATCCGCTCTAATGTAATTGTGGATTTTCCAATGCTTTATAACAACTACACCAGATTCAAAAGGAATGATAAATTTCTTAGCAATCAAAAGCTTTAAATCATCATCATTACATCGAACATTCCGCATTATGCTCTTTGGATTATTTATAAACCCGTCATCATCGGCGCGCATTGAAAGATGAAAGTAAAGCAGTTGGCTTGATAGTGGCATATCTAAAAAAGTATCACTATCAATTATTGTCTTTGAAAACATCCTGCGTTCGCCCATTCTATTTGTCAGTCCTTCCTAGTAAATAATCCACGCTTACTCCTAAAACGTCAGCCAACTTTGAAATGCTCTTGACTGAAGGTTGTACTCTTCCTGCCTCGACTTCGCCAATCATGTTACCAGTTAACCCGACTTTTTCGCCTAATTCCTTTTGAGTAAGCTTGTTTCTCATTCGTTCGATCTTTAAATTAAACACGCTGTATCACTTCCTTTAAAACCATTATATATCCGCTATAACTAATTGTCAATGGTATATTTAGATATTTTTTATGGTGCAGATTTTACCCCGCACCACATTGTTACTATCAATCCGTGCCACTCTTTCTAAACGGCACCACGTTCGATCTGCCGCCCTTAATTTTAATCTCCACATCTTCGTCCACGTAATACCGATAAGTGGCAATGCACTCAAGTTTGCGACCACTTACCCATTGCATAGGTGTCATAATGTCAACGAATATCCGTTTTAGCTGCCCGTTAATTGCAAATAGATTTTTGGACCATTCGCCAACTGGTGGCAGCGGTTCGCCAACTTCGAATAAAAATGATGATGA